CTTCCGAGACCTGCCAGCGCTGCTGGATGCGAACCTGGGTCGTGTAGCCGATCTGGGCGCCCTGGGGCTTGTTCTCCCAGCTCGAGTCCCACGTGCGATCAAACTGCGCGAGGAACTTCAGCGAGTTCTTGAAGTTGACGGCCACATCTTTCGTGACCCATGTAGGCGAAATAAATGTATTCATATCAACGACTTACGCTCCTCTCTTGTTCAGAGCAGAGAGCTGCGAATGGATCGCAAAACGCTCGGCCTTGACTTCCCGCGAAGTGATGTCACCTGACCGATGACCAGCGATGGACGGGTTGAGCGTCCGTCGATAAGCCAAGATCAGCTCTGCGCGATCACGCTTGATCACGAGAAACGGCAGCACAGCCGAGATGATTTTGTCGAGGTCTTTAGCGCTGGCTTTCCACCGATAACAGGGCTTCCACTTAGAGCCTTTGATTTCGGGGTGGACGGTTCCACCGAATCGCTGACGAATCCATTCCGTCATGCGCGGGTCGGTGTTGGCGACCATAAGCGAGCAGCCAAAGCGGTGGGTGCCGAAATTGTGCAGACAAAAGCATCCCTCGCCGTCAAGAAGACCGGCAAGATAGGCTAATTCATCGACTGTCCAAATCGGCAAAGGCCAACCCCCTTCAGGGGGAAGACCGTCTAGCGCCGCCGAGCGTTGTAAAAGGCTTCGTGATCTGCGAGAGAAGCCCCATCGCCCGGTGGTTCTTGTCCGGTCTTCAGTGGCCCCGTCCGCACCGCAGTGGGCGGCCTAGGAGGCTGTCGGGTCTTTTCAACAGGGACCGCTGCGGTATTCCCGGTCACGAGTTGAGCTTGAAGCCATTGCGTGGCGAGTCCCACGTAACCGTCAGTGACAGGCTTCCCGTCAGTGACGAGCACCAAACCCGCAACCAGGTCTGGGCGTTGCTGCAGAGTATACAGAATATCGGGGCCGTTCTCCGAAGTTTTTAGCAAGTGCTCCATGATCGGCGTGGCCGGCATGTTGGCAAACGCCGCTTGGAGGGCCGGCGCCCGGTCAGGATACTGCTGGAGATAGGCGTCCCGCCGCTGCCAGAACTGCTGCAACTGGCCCTGACGCGCCTGTGTCTCCTGCTGCTCGCGAGCGGTCTGTTCATAAGTCTGTCGCGCCCGCGCTTCCCGCCAATCAATCCGGGCTTCGCTCTTCGCATCGCTCCAATCGTCCCACGTCAGATTCGGATTCTGGGCGACGGCTTGGTCATACGTCGGATACGTGAACTTCTCCCCAACAGGGCTAGCTGCAGCCCGCACCGGCGCGGGGGGTGCCACGACCGGCATGGCGTCCGGCTGGGCAGCAGGCGCCTTTGTGGCTGCAGCCAGCTTCTCCTGCGCCTCTTTCAGTTGGCGCGTCAGTTCCTTGATCCGCGGCACGTCCTGCGCCCGTGCCTTGTCCTTCTCGGCGCGATGCTTCTCTTTCGGCTTCGGGAGGGCGAGCGATGGATCAATCGTCGCCGCTAAGGCATCATCAGCCTCTTCGGAGTGGTCAGTGACGGCCGGCTGTGGTTTCTCCTCCGGTTCGCTGACAGCGGGCGGTGAGACCGGCTCTTGCCCACGCTTCGGCTGAAATTGCGCTTCGTGGTCCGCGAGGGAGCCGGTGTCTTCGATCTGGTCGGTCTCTGGCATAAGCAGGCTCAATCCTTCACGCTCACATGCCGCTTCGCTGATTGATTCATCATGAACTTCTGGATGTCGGATGTGCAGTCAAGGCAGAAGTGATATTCCCGCCCAGCCTTGACCGTATCCGTCTGAATGTCGTATTGCACAGGCGTAAAGGCCGACATGGGATGTGCGCTCTCTTCTCCACATCGGTCACAGAACTTCTTCGTCATTGCACCCCTTCAGCCGGCGCCGGTTGCAGCGCGGCTTGCTGCGCGTTCGCCTCCAGCCCTTGCTGATGGCCCACCGCGCCCTGTTCTAGCGCCTGCTGATGGCCTTGCTGCCCTTGCTCCAGCGCCTGACTATGCTCCAGTGCCGCCTGCTGCAAGGCTTCCAGATGATCCTGCGTGCTCTGCTGCGTATCTTGGACGTGCGCCAGATGCTGCATGTGGAGGTCGAGCGCTTTCGCAGACCCCTTCTCGGCGGCATCCACAAACGTCCGCGCCTGCTCGGCGTCAATCTTGGCGCCGGCAATCGCAATCTGCGCGACCTGATTGATCCACGCCAGCCGTTCCTTGCCCTGCTGCTCAAGCTGCGCCAGTTCCTTCTCCTGCTGGCCCTTGAGTTGCTGCTTCTGGAGGTCAATCTGGCCTTGGGCCTGGGCTTCGGCCTGCTTCTCGGCCACCTTGCCCTGAATCATCTGCGTCAGTTGCTGGATCTGCTGCTGCGCCTGCTGGAGTTGCGGATCGGTCGCTGATCCGCCTTTGAGGATGGCCTGCACCGGCGGCGCCAGCATGGCCTTGGCGCGTTCCTCAAGCTCATCGTGCCCCGGCCCGTCGTTGTATTTGAACAGCAAGTCCCCAAACACGCCCATCAACTGCGGTTCCGCATTGATCAGGGTGCTCAGCGTGGTTTCCTGCTCTTCCCGGCGCGTGTCGTAGGACTTCGTGACCTTCACCGTGACGTTGAACGTCGCATCAGGGGTCAGCGTGACCATCTCAGGCTTCGCATCCGGCGGCACACCCGGCGGCATCATCGGCGGCTGACCAGGAATCCCCCCTTGGGGCATCGGCATCGGCTGCTGACTCTCAGGATGTCTGACGAACGGGCTGTGCAGGATACTCGCTTGCGTCTCCCCGCGCGGATTCATCGTCCGCACCGTTCGACCCTTCCGGTTGTAGATGGGATACAGCAGATCGTTGAGAATCAATCCCTCATACCGAATCGACCGCGACAGATTATCCAGGTAGTGGGAGGTGCCGCGGGTCGCCTGGTCCAGCACTTGGCGGATCGCCTTCCCGCTCTTGAGGCTGGGATCGATGTTCCCCAAGGTCGGATCGGGGATCGCCGTCGTGCTTTTGATGGCTTGGTCAAACAACTGCACCGAGCCGGCTATGGCCTGAATCTCCGTCGTGATGCTCGTCCGCTGCGGCGGGGCAATCGGGTTGCCGTTCACATCATATGGGTTGAAGTGCAGGGCTGGAATCGTTCGCGTGGCCGACAGCAGATACTCGTTCTCGAAGCCTTCATCAAACCCCGCCGGCCCCATCCACGGCGGGATCGGGGCGAGGCCAATCTGCTCCACCCACTTGCTGACCATCACGTTAAAGCCCTTTTGGGCATCCCGTGCCGGCCGCACCATGCCCTCAGACCTGCGCTCGCTGTCGAAGGGCTGGAGCTCTTCCCCGACGACCTTAATGATGGGAATGTATTTCCCCGGCCAGTCGGTCTCTTCCAGCACTTGCACGCCATCAAGCTTGGCCCACTTGATGCGCTTCTCCATGACATCCCGGCGCATCTCATCGCCGTTCTCGTCCACGCCTACCGAAGCGCCACCCTCTGCAAATTCGGCATCGTCCTCGTAAAACACCCGCCCATCGGCCAGGGTCACGAGGGTCCGCGGCACCCGTTCGGTATACCAATACTCCACAATCCGCACCGAGCGGGTATCGCCATCCGACGTAAACCAGCCGGGGAGTTCATCACCCAAGGCCCGCCACTCAGCCTCACTGGCCGCTCTCAGCGGGTTCGGCTCGTCTCCGACCGTGCCGTATTCCGCTTGGTAGCGGTCCCACGGGAGGTCCGTGCCGATGAAACCCCACTCGGCATCTGACGCGTCAGGCTGTTCATGCGCCGGGTCAAGACTGACAGACGCTTGGTTGTAGATGCGATCCACGTAGAGTTCTTGGTCATTGCTGCGCCCGGGAATGTAACGGGTCATCACGCGATAGAAGCCCCGTCCTGAAATCACCGCCCGCTGAAAGGCCCAACTTCGCGCATCGGCCGCTTGGCTCTCCCGCTGGATGCGTCTGACCAAGCCTTCGCGCAGCTCAATCTCTTCGGGACTGATACCAGGAGACCCTGAACCGAAGTCATCCGCCGCCGCAATCTCCACCCCAAGGTCGGCCTGCCGCTCCTGATTGAGCACCTGGCGCACCGGCTCCCGCACCTTATTGATGGTGTAGGTCGGGCGGGGCGGGACGGCCGGCGCAGAGCCGGTGCCGCTGTTGTTGCTGTTCTGGTTGCTGGATTGACCTTCGCGGGCTGACCGGACGTTGGGATCCCACTGCTCGCCAGCATAGAACTGGAGGTCGGCTAACTCACGCTCGCGCTGCTGTTCATCCGCGTCTTCGGCCTGTTGGAACCGCTTGCGGGCCAGTTCAATGAAGTCTTTGTCATCTGCGTTGGTGACGCGTTCGCTGTATTTGTTACCCTTCGGCGGGCGGCGCTTGGCCACTTACCAGCGCCTCATCACGGACCAGCGGCCAAGGCTGCCGAGCGTCAGCAGGCTGCGCCAGCGGGGGATGGGATCGGCCCACTTCGTCAGGAACACCCGCGCCGCATCGCGCTGGACTTGACCGGCCATCGCGGTAATCCGCAGCCCGAGCAGTTCAGCCTCAGTCACTTCGGGGGATTCGCCTTCGCCAGTTCAGCCAGCAGCCACTGAATCGCGGCTTCCACGAGGCGCTGCACTTCGTCGGGATGCGCCTCCAGATACTTGACCACCGCATTCAGCAGCATCTGCAGGACAGGATTCATGGCTACTCCGGGGAGATGTGATTCTGACGGAGAAACGCTTTATCGTCACGCGTCATCAGACGCTGCCACGCGGTCAACTCACGCAAGAACTGCTCAACCGCCGTCGCATGAATGCGGTCGCGCTCCTCGGCACTCATCGGAATGCCCGGCAGTATACACCTAACCCCACAATTCCCCCGGCAGAATCCGTGGCATCCGCGCCTGATTCATCCGTCTCCGTGCCAGGCTCTTCGCCTGCTCCGCTTGCGTGGCCCGCAGCGCCCCGAAGTTCAGCTCGACATACTCCAACGCATTCATGCCGTGCTCAAACCAGCCATCTTTCTTGGCCTTCCGCACTTGCTTGTTGCCCACGCTCACGTCATGGACGTCCCAGACGTAGCCGGCCTCGAGCGCATCGGTCAGGAAGCCATCTGCGGTCATGCCTTCCACGCTCACCCGCTGCCACTTGAGCGGATCTGACTCCACGAGGAAGGCCTCCAAGCCCGACGGCTCCCGGCGCCGCATGTGGGCACTCAGGGACTCAATGCAGGCGAGCCGCACGTCCGGCGCGTTGCTGTTGTCCTTCCAGACCGGGGCAAAGCCAGCTTTGCGGAGCAGGTCCACGCCATTGAACCGTGTGCCCTGGCTGTTCTGATGGCTCCCGGCCGGGTCACAGCACGTCTGCCGCCCGATCTCGTCAGGGAACCACTCCTGCCGCGTCTGGATGGCTGTCTGGAGGAAGTCATCAAGGAACAGGTTCTGCCCTAACAGGCCACCCAAGACCCGGATGCCCCCAGTATAGGTCTCTTGCGCCCAGACGATACAGGGGTGCTTCTTACCGAAGTCGATGGACTCCAGCAGC